CTACTGATACTAATGTTTTACCTATTACTTGATTAACATTAGCTACAATAGTAGCATCATTAAAGTTTATTCTATCATTGACTTTATATCCTGTACCAGATTCAACAACGCTTACAGAAGTTATAGTTGAAGATTCGATTCCATTTACCTTAATTTTTGCTTTTGAATTTAAAGAATCTTCAAGTAAAGGATAACTTCTAAATTCATCGTTTAATCCTAGATGAGTTACGTTTCTTTTATATTCTCCAGTGTTTAAAATATTATCTGATTGAACTTTTGTTATATCATAATTAAACTCATCTGTGGCATTACGATGTATGAAAGTAACATAAGGGAATGAAGGATTTTTAGTGGACTCATCAATAGTTGAAAAATATGCATATGTTCCATTTGGAAAATCATTATTTTTAATAAATTTTCCATTATATTCGTCTAAATCTCCACTTTCTTTATAAACGTAGTCTTGTACAAAATATCCATTTTGATATGATGGTCTTAAATTAGCATCTCCAATGATATCAAGTTCATAACTAGATTTCATAAATGTCGTAATTCCAGAATTATTTTCACCAACTGGGCCATAAATTGGATTTCCATCATATGCCCATCCAACTATTTTTGAGTGATTGTCAGTCGATTCAACAAAACTAGCGTCTATGTTATCCCTAAGTAAACGACGATATTTTTTAACTGGATAAAATGAACATATTTTATTATTATTAGTCAATGATACTGCTCTTAACTGAACTAACTCTGAATTATTATCAGTTAAAACATGACTATATCTTTCTACAGAATTTACTTTCCATTCATGAACTCTAGATCCAATAATAGAATCAACTCCAGCTGGTATTATTTTTATAATTGTATTATTGGTGTCATATCCTGTTCCACCTGAAATTATATTAACACTTGTTATTTTCCCATCAGAAACCACGGATTCTAGTTTAGCAAATTGACCAACTGTTCCTGTTGTTCCACCAACTCCCACAACTTCAAGTTCTGGAGGTGTTGTATACTCAGAACCAGAATTTATGATATCTACATCGGTAATTTTCCCCTCTGAGATAATTGGCACTATAAATCCGTCTTTACCAGTAAGTAATTTACTATTAGGTCTACGAAGATAATTAATTATATTTGTGACACCATAACCAACTCCTCCGTCTCTAATAAAAACGTTTTTTAAACCACCTTTTACTATTGCTTTTGTAGATGCTCTATAATAATCAGGAATTATAGTGGTTGTTCCAACAGAAACTTTACCCTCAATATTAACCAGAATATCAGGATATTTGAAAGTATGAGTTCCAACACCAACACTATTTAAATTGACGTATATTTTTCTATCGTAATTTGTACTTGATATGGTTGTCGCTGTTCCTGCATCACTTAATTTAAATTTATTTTTATCAATAACTGTTACCTTATACACTGTATTTGTAGATAAACCAGAAATAACTGTGTCACTACAGAGATATTCTAAAACATCACCGTTTGTAAAATTATGATTTTTAGCATATATGTAATTATTAAATGTGTTTATACCAACAAAAGTTTTAAATAAATCTTTTCTATTTGTAGTCGGATATTGTTGAGATGATACCAATACTCGATGATTGGAATAATTTGAACCAGAATTATTTACTACTATTCTATCAATAATTTGTCTAACTTTATTTGATCTAAAAGTATGACTTCTAGTTCCATTATCAAGAAATTCCAATAGATTAGTTTTAGTAAGTGCTCTATTTTTGGTAATTGCTAATCTAAATGAATTATTGGTAATTTTTGCGACAAAATAATTACTTCCAGAGGTTAAAATATTAGTTGAAAAACCAACATTTACACCAGTATTAATTCCTATTGGATTTCCTGTGGCAATATATGTAACTTCTTCTCCATCTAAAAACCTATGTTCACCTATTATTGTATTGTCTGTTAAATTAAAATCAAATTCAGTAAATGTTTTACTGTGAGTGAATCCTTTCATTTTTGCTTCACAGATTGCACCAGTTCCATTTCCTCCTGTTATCCTTACAGAAGGAATTTCAGAATAGTCAAATCCACTCTCATTTACAATTATTTCTGATAAACTACCTGAAAAATTTGCATATGCCTCACAACCACTTCCAGACTCATCTGTAATTGATATTGTTGGTGGCATTGCAACATTATAGTCTTTTCCTGAATTTAAAACCTCAATATTATCAATTTGTCCATAAAAAACTGCATCCTCAGAAATTGGTGAATGATATTCAACACCATTCAAAGATATTCCAACTTGACCAATAATATTTGAATTATTTTTTGATATTTGTGGTGTTTTGTATATTCTTCTAAAATTATTTTGATTTACTAATTTTCCTCCATCATATAAATTTGCAGGTGTTATTGTATGTGTTCCAGTTCCTGCACTGTCATATTTAATTTCTTCAAAAACGTTACTATAGAGATTTGAAGGATTTAATGCTATCTTAAATGTATCGTTATCAACGACGCTTATATAAAAATATCCACTAGTGCTACCACTTATTCCAGAGTCCGAAGAAATTGACATATAAACTCTTTCACCATTTAAAAAGTTGTGGTTAGGTATAGTAATTGTTCCTGTATTTGTACTAATTCCTGAAGATGCAACAGTTTTTGACCTATTTGTTGTTTGAGTGTCAAAAGAAGGATACCCAGAACAAGTAACATAAGTATTTTTATCGATATCTGAAAAAGAATTTTGAATATTTGATAGAAGAGATGTTATTCCAAAATTAGATGAAGCATAATTTATTTTTTTCTTAATTATATAATCACCAAAAATTATAGAACCTAAGAAAACTCCACCAGTTATTCCAAATCTAGTCGAAGAGTATATATCATTAACAATCGCATTCTCTACTATTAGTCCTTTTGTGTCTTTGAATATAATGTCAACTTTATCACCTATTTTTAAAAAATGCTCTGTTAAAGTTTCAAAAGTTGTTTGTCCAGCTTGATGTTGTTGAACATCAATGTATGAAAGATTATTATAGAACCAAGTATTAAATTTTTTATCAGAAACATCATACTTTTCACCTAAATGCTTAACTCGAATATCATCATCTAAAGCAAAATACTTAGTGTTACGAACATTATCAGAGGCACCAGAGATAGACCCAGTTATCCTCATTATGCATATCTTAGTTAAGTCATTATCTTCATATCCATATACAAAATTAGTGTCAATAATTGGATCAGACTCTGTTAAAACTTTTGTTATACCAGTGCATCCAAAGAATTGATTACTTGATTTTGAAGTGTATTCTGCTAATGTATAAACACCATCTGCGTTTAGATAATAAAAATTACCTGTATCACCATAACCAACAGTGGAATCAACTGTCAAAACTTCTGTTGTTGAAGCAGTTCCAACTACTTTAGTTTTTGTTGATACTTTGAATTTACTTTCTATTGTTCCCTTTGAAAAAGATATTTGATAATATTTTTTATTTCCTAAAAATTTTGTAGTTACATTTGATACTGCACCACTTGCAGTTGGATTAGTAAATGAATCTTGATATATTTTAACACCAACTAGATTTAAAGGGTCTCCACTAAGAGATTCAACTACAATATCATCAGTTATATCCCAATCAGCCTCCGAAGGCATGAATGTTTCATCAAAAGGTTTAATTATCTCGACTTGCTCACCGTATAATACTTGAAAAAGAATTTGAAGTGAAGCATCTGTTCCTTTTGAACTGTAAAAGTCTCTTGCTCTTGATAATATATTTTCTACATTCAACCCATATCCAAAACTCCTTCCTTCTAAACCTGGCAAAAAATTATATCTAAACTTTTTGTAAAATTCAGTTACAAAAAGAAAACTTAAATTAACCACTGCTGTATTTGCAGCATGTGAAGATGCATTTGTATCACTAAATGTCAAGAACTCAGGATTACCTTCAGTTTCAATTGCGGATATTCCACTAAATCCACGAATACAACCAATAAAAGAAGTTGAGGTTTTTCCTGTATATGTGATAATTTCATTATCAATTTTTAACAATCCATATTTGTCTGGAAAACCAGTTGTTTGATTTACATTAATTACATCATCGTATGCATATAATAGAGAAGATAAAAGAATTGGTGATTCAGGTGCAGTGCCATTTGGAACGTTAACTGTTTGTTTTTCAACCAAAGAAATATCTGAAACAGTTGATATATTTTTAAATGATGGAATATGTTCAGCTAAGTACGTTGTTCCATACTCATGTTCTTCTAACTCATAATACTGAGTTAAAAACTCTTTAAAAAGTGGATTATCAGCTTGTATAAAATCTGGTATCTGACTACCAAGTATATTTGCAATTTTAACTTTTTTATCAGACATTTCTTATCTTGTATATTTTTTATTACTAATAAAACTAGATGGTGGTATGTAGTTAGTTCCTGATACATTTGAACCAGAAACAAGAACATCTTCTAATAGGTTTAACTTACTGTTCCCTGTAGTATCTAGCACAATATAAAGATTCTCTTTTGCAACGATATCGTTAGATTCTGGAGTAACCTCAATTTCTACTCGATTTTCTAATGTTGTTGATACAATATTTACTGGAAATAGTATTACTTCTCCTTTTATATAATCTATAGTTCCCGCATTATTGTTAACATATGTAATTACACTATTAATAATAGTAAAAAATTTGACAATTCCAGTTGATTGATCATTATTTGGAAAATCTGCCAAATATATATCCCCATCAACCCCATCAATCTTAAATGCAGAAGAACGAATATTGAATCCTTCCAAATCTGCATGAAATTTGTTTCCATAACAAACTTCATAAGTTGCGAGTGTATTATATGATGGAACTAGATTTCTTCTTATCACAAGAGTTGTAATGTTTGAAGTTATTCCTGTATCAACCTTATCAATTTGAGAAAGTAATTTACTATATTTTAATCTTCCACCAAAAGAGTTAATATCAGATGATTTTGCATAAGTTTCAATCGCAGATAGTATTCTTGACTGTAAATTTAATTTATCAGAGACAAACCCTGAGTCAAAAGATACTGTTGAGTCAAATTCAACGTACAAGTACATTAAATCTAAAAATTCTTGTTTTATTCCAGCTACTGTATACTTCTTTAAATCATTTTTAATTGAATCTTTTGCTACAGCAGACAAAAATTCACCATTTTTTGGTTTAACAGTGATATAAACTTTTCCAAATTGTGGTGGATCAAGTTCTTCACCCCCATAAGCACTTACTGAATCAATATTTGGATATAAAAAGGGTATTAGACTCTTATAATCATTTGGTGTAACTGCTCTATACTGTGACGCATAGACCCTTGGAGCAAGATATTTGATATTGTCTATAGATTCTATCGAATCACCATTTTCAGAGGACTGTGCAGTTGTTATGAGTGATATACCACTTGTAATATCAACATCTGCACCACCTAAAATGTATGTAAGTCTTCCCGCAAAGTTAAAGTTTGCAGCACCATTTCCCTCTACTCCATCTGTAACAATATAACTCACTTTAATATCAGATCCGTTTTGTGGTTGTCTACCTAAAACATTGTCACCAAACATAATTTGATATCTTTCATCCTCAATTTCCTGAACTAAAAATAATCTAGATTTTTCATTTACTTCAAATATGTTTGTATAAAGATTGTATTGAAAGTCAACATTTTCAAAATCACCCTCACCATCATTTAAATTTTGGAAAAAATTTCTCTCCGTAACAGTTACACGAATTGAAGATGTATCGATATTCGCATTTGGTAAAATAAATCTCTGATTTGCTTGTGATGAATCCACTCTAAAGGTTTTAGTTAAATAATTTCCTTCGTAAATCTCAATATTATTAAAATTTGCAATTCCACTACTTGTTGGAGTCACTGTAATGTCTTCTGGTATTGAAAATGCGTAAGTTCCTGCTTCAGCAGCACCTAATGCAACCAAACCTGCATTTAATTTAACTTGTTGTGCATTTATTGATGACACATCAACGTTAAAATTGACTGTTGCAACTGATGATTTCTTCGATCTTGGCACATAACCGATATTTCTTGCTAATGATACGACATTTTCTCGTAAAGTTGCACTGTCAATGAATGATTCATTCACAGCCATATTCGTATTATATGCAGTTATATACGAATTATATGCTAATGTGTCGATTAAAATTGAAAAATTTGACCCTTCAAAGTCAAAATCAGTAAAATTTGAGTTTGCTCTCAAATAATCTTTGATTTGAGCTCTAAAAGTATTAAAATCGAGGTTAGTAAATTGTGTAAATGACATTATATCCTAGTCGGTTGAAGTAAAAATTCGATATTTTGTGATGGAAATGGCAAACCAGTAATATCATATTCAACTCTTATCTGTAATTCGTATGAATCAACTAAAGATTCAACAATAACATTAGTGAGTCTTATTCTTGGTTCAAAGTTTTTGAGTAAAACAGTGATTTCTCTCTCTATAAATGATGCAATGTCGTCTAAATTCGTCTCAAACAACGAATCTTCGATTGATGTACCCAATAAGTCGTTAAAAAATCTCTCATTTATGCGTGTTCGGCATAAATTAATCACTGATTTCTTAATTGCATCTTCATTTTTCAGCACAGTCACGTCATTTGTGACAGGATGCTTC